TAGTCCTTTGCCATCTGCACGATAGTTGCCCCGGTAACAGGAGAGGTGCTACCGCGGAAGGTACTCCATTTCCGCTCACATTCACCGGCATGGTAGCGGCTGTCTGCCCGGCTCCAGTCATCCCAGACCTCCCAGCCGTAGCCTTCCGCTTTCAGTGCCATACCTACATTGATCCATTCTTGGTACGATACCGCACCAGGGTCAATCTGCTTCAGAGCAGATAAAATGTTGCTCATAATTTAACCTCCGATTATGGTTGATATTTAGATGGCGTAATGCCCATGGGTATCCGCCAGTTATTCATGGACAGCCGGGAAATCATTTTTCTGGCATCATCGAACTGCCATGTGCCGACCTGTCGGAATCCGTATCGTTCCAGGCAGCGGATCTGCTTCGGTGTTGCCAATCCCATGGCCTGCCGCTGCATAAGCCGGTCAATCAGCAGAGTGGCTTTGCCCATGTTCTCTATGGACTCTGCGAAGATGCCCCGTTTTTCCAGGAAAGCAAGCTGCTTTTCGGACGGCGGTGCCATCTCCCAGGCAAAGGTGGGAACATATCCCACAAGGTCCTCTGCTGCAATGGAAACCGCATACTGCAGGGGATCTACCAGTTTTCGCTTCCGCTGCCGCATTTCTGCCAGTTCACGGGCAAGTGCTTCTTCACGTTCTGCCAAGACATCTTTTTCGGCCTGTTCCTCGGCTTCCAACAAATCAATACCGTCCGGTTCATCGCTCATCTGCTGATCGATCATCTGAGCGATGACCGCGTCTTTGGAAATCAGAGCAGAAGGTCGGCACAAATCATGCCGTTGGGACAGCCAGAGGAAATCCAACAGTAGTAGGTGGTCTTTTCCGGAATGTAAGCGCATCCCTCTGCCAACCATCTGCTGATAGAGACTACGAACTTTGGTAGGCCGAAGCACCACTACGCAGTCCACCGATGGGCAGTCCCAGCCTTCTGTCAGCAGCATGGAATTACAGAGAACATCATATTTTCCGGCTTCAAAATCCGACAAAATTTGATTCCGGTCCGGACTGTTGCCATTAACCTCCGCTGCTCGGAATCCTACAGATTCCATAATATCCCGAAACTTCTGTGAAGTATGAACCAGGGGCAGGAACACTACCGTTTTCCGGCCTTGGCAGTAGTGCCGCATTTCCTGTGCGATTTGGTATAAATAAGGTTCCAGGGCAGAACCAATTTCACCGGAACTGAAGTCGCCGTTGCTTACTTTTACTCCGGAGATGTCCAGTTCCAGAGGAATCATCTGCGCCTTTACAGGACACAGATACTTGTCTCGGATGGCCTGGCTCATGCTGTATTCATAGGCCTTGCTGTCAAAATACTGGCCCAGGTTTTTCATATCGCCACGATCCGGTGTGGCAGTGACACCCAGGATATTTGCATTGGGGAAATGTGCCAGCACACGCTGATAAGTATCCGACAGGCAATGGTGGGCCTCATCCACCACGATGTCGGTAAAATAATCATTGGGGAATTTCTCAAGACGGAGGGGCTGGGCCATGGTCTGAACAGAACCGACTGTGATCTTGTGGTTGCTGTTAAGACTGGTACTTTCTGCCTTTTCCAGTCCGCAGGGCAATCCGGTAACTGCCAGAAGTTTGTTTGCCGCCTGTGTCAGCAGCTCTCCACGATGGGCGAGAATCAGTGCCTTGCCACCACGGGCCACACGGTGGCCCACGATGGAAGAAAACACAACGGTCTTACCGGTGCCGGTGGGTAGCACCAGAAGGGTCTTCCGGTGCCCTTTGTCCCACTCGGCAATGACCGCATCTCTCGCCTGGGTCTGATACGGTCTCAGGTCCATCATCAGAAGCCGCTCTGCTCCCAGGTCTGAGGCTGGGCCTTTTCAGCCTCTGCCACCCATGCAGGAGTCTGTTCCTTGGGGAAGAAAGCAGGGTCATAGTCGTAGAACTTGTCCACATTGTTGGCCATTTTCTGCTCGCCATCCTTATTGGTATAGGGACGAGGCTTGAAACGGGCGCGGCCCTTAGAGCCGACCACCTTGTTGCAGTTCATGACCAGGCGCTCACCATGCTTCTTCTGACCGATGGCACGGAAGAACTCGGAAATACGGAACTCCAGGGTGCGGCAGAGGATGATATCGTGCTTGACTGTAGCAGTACCCTCACGGGTATCAACCTCCAAGGTCAGGGTTGCCTTGTTACAGGCGGGCAGCTTGGCGCTGCCGGGGAAATGTCCACGTTCAAAATCACGGACAACGAAGTTGTAGTCGCCTTCTTCCAGAACGACATATTCCATGCCGTCATCGACGATGGCATCATCCCAGTCCATGACCAGGTTGTTGTTATAGTTGCTCATATAGTTACCTCCTTGTTTTTAGAACGGAAGCCGATCCGGGTTGGCTTCAATGGTTTCTACGATTTTCTGGAAATGGGGAATGATCCAACCGGTGATAAATGCCTCGGGATATTCCTCCATGGGCATTCCTGTAGGGAAATGCCCCTTGCTGCCTACAATCTCCTGGATTTCAATGGCAGAGATCTGCGCCTCCATCATCATGTCCTTCAGAACCTCCAGAGGAGGGCGTACGGGAGACTGTGTGGGTGCCAGTTCTGCGGCCGGAGTCGGAGTAGCTACCACCATAGGTGTGCTGAACAGATGGGCAATGTTGATATAGTCCAGATCCAAAGTAGGAGCCAGGCCATGACGATTCTTAGCATCCCAACAGGGATGATGACTTGTATGGATGACCCGTTTGCCGCCCTGGGCCTTGCTGACCTTACTTTCGGTGGTAACCACATAGGTCTGGTAATTGAGGAACAGCAGCATATCGCACCATTCCTTAAACAGAGGGGCCACCTGCTTGGACAGTTTCATTTCCCAGCGGTCATAGGCACCCATCTCATCCGGCTGCTCAAATTTCCGCATCTTGGCATGGGCAGTGATAACAACATGGATTCCGGCGGCAATGATAGCATCCAGAGCGGTGAAGAAATCCGTAAATTCTTCTGCCAGATAGGTATAGCCCTTGCCATATCCAAAGTCCTCGATGCCGCTCTTTTTGAACTTGGAGCAGATGTGACTGACAGCCAACTGCTCCGCCCAGTCTGCTGTGTCGATGACCAGGGAACCGCAAATCCCGGGAGTGATAGCGATTTCCTTCAGGATGGAAATCAGCTGCGTCCAGTTGCTAGGACGCTCGATCCGGCGGACATCCATATGGGACGTGCCGCCTTCCGTATCGATGAACAGCGGATTAGGGAACTGTGCCGCCAGTGTGCTTTTGCCAATACCTTCGGAACCATACAGCACCACTTTCTGGGCACGGTGGATTTTACCATTTGTGATCTTCAGCATGGGGATACCTCCTTAACGCAGGGAACAGGACAGATCCTGTACCAGACTGAGTCCGGGGATTTCCTTGCCGGCGGACAGCAGTTTCTTGACCTCGTTCTTGCTGACTTCCGGTGCAGGCTGCTTGTAACAGCCGTCATAGCCGTTTTCTTTCAGCCAAAGAATCGCCGCAGGACCGTCCGCCACATCCACCTTTGTGGTTTTGCGGTAGTAGACCGTTGCCACACCGCAGTCAGTTTTTTCTCCGGAACACTCCCGGTCGAGGATAGCCATGAGACGGTCAATTTTCCGCTCAAAGCCGCCACGACGATCCCGGAGCCGCTGCTCCTCCTCCTTGAGGGCAGCAACCTCAGATTTGGTGTTCAGTACCAACTTTGCCAGGTACTCCAGAATGCGACTGCGCTCCATCTGGAGAGAATCCAACTGGGCAAGCAGCGCCTCGTCCGGGATAACTTCGCCGGTGTCCGGGTTGACCAACTGGTCGAAAATGCTGGCAATCAGCTGATTTACCTCATACAGCTTCATGGGGCACACCTCCGGATCTGTGAGAATAAAAAATGGGATTCACTTACATAACCTCCTGTTTCTTAGGCATTGCAAAGGCAGTCAGGATGCTCTGCATGGTTTTCTGCTGTTCCGGCTGCAGTCCGTCCATCAGACTACGAAGCAGTTCTTCCTGATCCCGGTGCAGGTAACGACGGCCTACATACCATCCGTCCGCGACACGGATGCCGCCACCGTTGCCCTGCACGGTGTAAATCGGTACGGAACAGCCCAGTATCTCAATGTCGTATTTGATTGTCCGTTTACTGACTCCGAATTCGGTAGCCAGGTTATCAACGGTAGCAAACCGGCGATCACTTAATGCTTCCATGATCAACTGTCTGCGCTCATTGGCACTACGCATATTCCGCACCTCCTTTCCTTTGCTGGCTGTATGATAGAATCCAAAGGTGCAAGGTAATTGCACCTTTGAAAAAATAATTTGAAGAAAATTTTTGCTCAGAAAAACAAAAAAACTGCCAAAACAAAGCAGACCTATAGTAAGGTCATTGCTTCATTTCGGCAGTTAGGCCCTCGATTTGAGCGGGGCCAGGGCTCGACGATGAACGCTGTTCTTTTATCACGGAGCCGTAGCTCCTGGGTGTATTACGGCTGATGTGCCTGTCGCTTTGCCTGCTCTATCTGAGCTAGCAC